ATTAATCGGTGAAGTAGTATACCATAGTGTAGCAAACAGAGCAAGGAACACCCTTACTGTCTTTACCATACTTGTACCTTTTTTTGGTTATTAATTTCATTCACAGAAACATGAAATATAGAACTCATCAACCAAATGTAATTATATTTATGCAATTATATCGTTGAGCCTGTGTTTTATTACCAATCTATGTCTTTACTGTTTGTCGTTGGAATGTTGTCCTTTTTCGCAGCTTTAACTGGAACCTCTTTCTTTTCTCCTTTCTCATCTTCAGTTGGAGTTTCTTTTTTCTCTTCAATGTCTGGAAGAAGATCTGGCCAGGTGTCCTTGACCAATTTATAAGACAGTCCCTTATAAGACAATTTTCGATCCTTTACAGCGATAATAAGTTTTGCATCATTGGGATCAAGTCGTTCTAACAATTCAACAAACATTGATTCCCTTCTAAGCATAGGAAGTTCATGAGGACTTGGTTTAATATAATAATCCAATTTTTTTACTTCAAAGTGAAGTGAATTTGGAGTTGTATCCGCTATCTGTCCTGGCGTATATGGTGGAGCTCCTGGCGGAAGATGCCACTCAACGTCTGGATGATAATTCAATTGTAACAATGCCTTAGTTGCAAAATTATCTCTATCTTTGAGAACTTGTCGTTTCTCTTCTCTTGTTTTGGCTTTACCAACCAATTCAAGGGTTTCTAAAATATTAAATTCTGCCATATCAAACTTCTCCTGTAAATTGTTTATCTGTCAATGCAACAGTTTTTTTAATTTTAGGAACATATTCTTGTGATGTTCCGAATTCTGTTTCGTTCATTCCCTTTGTCCAAACTACATTAATATCCTCGTAGAATACCCCCACAGACCTCTTAGGAGTTCCGTCAGAGTAATAAGCCATAGCAACACATCTAGGAACTACTTTATGTTCTTCATCCTGACCCGAAAATATTCCAATCCAATCACCAGTTTTCAAGTAATGTTCGCAGTATCTAATGTATGCCTTACGAGATGCGGCTTGCATTTCTGCCTTTCTTTGTTCTTTTTCTCCAACATATTTACCTCTTCCTGACTTACCTAAAGCGGCAACCATTTCCTTGTTATGTTTGATCCATCCTTTAACATTTTTAAAAGAATAAGTATCATCATCTGGAAGAGTAAGAACACGTTCACTCACATTTTTATATTCTGCTGGTTTCCTCTTTTTACGCATTTCTTTCATGCGTTCTCGGAGAGCTTCTCGTTGTTCTTCCGTAATTTTACGAGTACGTTTTACCTTCATCGGTTTGCGTTTTATTTTCACTTTTTTTGCCATTATGATTTTTTCTCCTTGGATCTTTCAATATTTTCTTTAATTGTTTCTAACATCATTGTCCACTGTTTTGCAGTAGTTTCAATATCATAGTGCATATCATAATATTGTTTTTGAAATGCAAGACCAGCTTGAACTGGTGGTTTCCAAAAATTATCAATTGCATCCTTCAAGACATACGCAAACTTTCTTGCGTGTTCTGTCCTGTCTTCAACAAACCCATACATCCATGCAAAATTCGCACACGTTTCTGGAAGAACGGCAAGATTCGGACACACTACAATGCATCCTGCACTCATTGCTTCAATTACAGAAATACATCCTGTTTCTGGATATACATTTGGATATGCAAGAATATGTGTTTGTTGTAATGCAGATCGAATTTCTTCGTTTGAAACAGTTCCATGATAATTCACATTGGGTGTATCTTTACATGCTTCATAAAGAGGTTCCCAATCTTTGTCTTGTGCCTCCCAACCATATATCTTAAAACTTGAATATACATCAAGTTCAACATTCTCCAATTTCAAGGCCTTAAATGCACCAATCAATACATCTAATCCACGATGTGGCGTAGAAATATATGCAAGTCGAATCGGGCCGTCTTTTGGTTTGGTATGTACTGGAATTGGTTCTATTGCATTTTTTAAAACAACACTCTTTTCATATTCAACACCAAGATCTATATTATACTTTTCAAGTGACCAATCGGACGGAAAAACAAATCGTTCAAATTTATCACGATGTGATTTTTCTTTTAAAAATTGTACTTCTGGATCTTTCGATGTGTCCTGAAACCAAAGGATTTTTGGTTTATCTTCGTACTCACGAACTCTTGAAAGAATGATCTGAAAATAGTTCCAAAGGTCTTCAGGCACTCTCTCTTTGACTCTTTGATATATTAACTCACTTCCTCCCTTTGCATTCTTTGATTGTTCAACCACATCTCCCTCAGTTGGTGGTGGTGGGAGTCCTTGTTCTTTTCTTTTCCGAATTTCTTTTATCTTAGAATCATCAAATTTCATCATACTCATGAAGGTTCTCCGATCTTATCAAGAGCCTCTATTTTTTCAAGTGCTTCAAGGGATTCATTATTTTCTTCTGTAGGTGGTTCTGGTGTCTTTTTTCCAAAGAACTTTAGAACCACCTGTAAGATTTTATCAAACATATTTTATTTCTATTATATTATTATAACAAATTATTTTAAAAATGTCAAGTTCTTTCTTAAAAAAGTTTTCCTTGTTCAACGCCATATAATTTATATTGTAATTTTCCATCATGAAACACTTCTACATCATCACCATCTAATTGTTTAATTACTGCTTCATTATCTGCATCTATTTTACTAAATTTCAATGTTTGTTTACCTTTTGTTTCGACTATATAAGGGTTTTGCTCTTTGGGGAGTTGCATAACTGTTCCTTTAAGTGAAATCCTGTCTTACAAATGTAAAATGAATCTACAATGTCAGATACAGGGTTAGAAATTTTGGTTGATTTTGGAGACAATTGGCCTTTCAAATCAACATGTGATTCTGACAAAAACGTTTCATACATTAATTCTTTATTGGCATTTCCTTTTCCTGTGGCGTGTTTTTTGATTACTGTGGGGGGAATCGTTGTATAACGAAACCTGTTAGTTTTGAGTTGTTGTTTGAGGATTCCAGTATTTTCTCCAATATTGAAAACTCTACCTGTTGCTGCAAATGCATAATCTTCCAAATAAACATGAGATGCTCTATTATCAAACCAACGAATACATTCTATTGTCCAATCCGCAAGTTTAGTAAATCTATCAATATCATCCGTATATTCTGGATATTCATGGGCAAGAAATACTTCTCCTAATGATTTATGTGATTTGTTTTGTTTCAAAAAATGAAACTTACAATTTTCAAATTTTATCTCATTATCAATTATTTTTGCTACGCATATTGCAGGCGATGTTAATGAATAATCAATTCCTGCAACATATCTAATCTTCCTCAAAGAATTCATCATAATAGGGTTCCATTAATATTCCGCAAAAAGCACAATGAAATGCATGTTCTTCCTGTCTGGTTCGTATATCATCTGAGTCGTACATCATAGTATATTTCGCATTACAATTATCACAATTTATATCCAGTTCAACTTCCATGTTTCTCCAATTAAAGGTCTACAATCTCACACCCACCTTCGGCCGAACAAGCAAGTTCTTGTGATGCTACTGTATAATCCTGCTGTTCGTAATTAGACAGGGCTGACCAATCTACCTTTTTTGGTATTTTGGTCAATAATTCATCATGTTCTTTTTTTGTACAATCTTGATACGGTGCCTGTCTATATGTATGATTACTAAAAGGTAAAAATGAAATACCACTAATCGAATCAAAATTATTCCATACCCATGCACCAACATCAAACCATTCGTGTTCTTTAACAGAAATCGTAATAGATGGCTTGTGTTCACACCAATGTTGTTGATATTTAGTCCAAAGTTGTAGTTGTTCAATTGCAGTCATGTCTTTACGACAAATTGCACCTTTGGGACTTTCCATTGGAAAAGAAAAAACAGTTGTGTGTTCTGGTTTAGTTACATCTGGTTCGTTTGGAAAATTGGCCTCTTTCATCATTTTACAAAGAGGATCTTTATTATCCGCTCTTACAGTTCTGATATAATTAGGATTATGCCTGGCATGAATACCAGAAGCACTATCAACAAGCTGACTAACAGTACCAGAAGGTTTGACACATGTAATGGCAGCGGCTCGTTTGATTCCGAGTTTGTCTGCCCATTCTCTGTTTGTTTCGATTGCGGTTTTTCTGAGATCATTTAAAAGCTCCTCCAATCCTTTTTTTCTACCATTGGTCAAAGGATTGTCTAAAATGCCGGTGAGTGAAACACCAAGAAGACGTTCTTCGGTGCAATTTTTTTCCCATTCTTTGGTAAGATACCTGAAGTTAGTAAGGGTTGATTGAAATGTGCCAAGGATAGTTGCAGATCTGACTTTCTTTTTAAGAGATTCGATATCATCAGATCTTCGGATAACACATTCGCTGAGATTACAGAACTCTCTGCTTCTAAGAATGATCTCGCTGCAGGGGTTAGTTCCAAAATCA